ATATTTTACCATAGCACTTTAATTTTTGCATTCGTTTTTGCATCTGTCGAATAAATATAAACATGATACACCCCGCCGGATATGCCAATGCTATCCTTTACGGCATGTGACATATTCCAGTCATCAGAATCATATATCTGAATGCTGTAAGGTGCAGTTGTTACACCGGTCAAAGTAACGTCTGTTTCAGCTCCGGCAGAAATGTTATTTGTAAATGACTTGTACCGGGTATTTATTTCTGAGGTAAGCGGGTAATTGCCTAACATGCCCGATGTATCTGCAGAGCTTATCAGTGTCCCTGATGTCGGAAGGGTGACTGATGTTGTGTTTGTTGTAGATAGTGTTATCGCATCTGCCCCACTAAGCGTTAGTGATCCGGATGCAGGAGTGTAACCTGTTACTGCGCCTGCCGTCAGGCTGGCTGCGGTACCTGTTGCGTTGGTTAAGACAATAGCTGAAGGAGTGCCGAGTGCAGGAGTAGTAAGCGTTGGGGAAGCAGAAAATACTAAATTTCCAGTCCCTGTCGCTCCGGTTGCAGTAACGCCTTCAATAGTCGGATGCCCTGTAAACGTCGGGCTGGTAAACATTGTCGCCTTTGATTCATTCGTCACATTCCCCAGCGACACGTCCGCTGCAGTTACCGATACATTTCCTGATAGCGCATGACCATTGACAGTAGTGGAAGTCGGGACATATCCCGGCACAGTCGGAGAGCCTGTAAGAACAGGATTAGTAAACATTGTAGCTTTACTTTCGTTTGTCACGTTTCCAAGTCCCACATCAGTAGCCGTAACAGTAATATTTCCCGAAAGAGCGTGACCATTTACAGTGGTTGTTGTTGGCACGTAACCCGGCACGGTGGGAGTTCCTGTAAAAACAGGCGACACTAAATTAGCCTTCAGGCCAAGAGCAAGTGAAAGATCAATCTGATTAGCCAAAGTTCCTGTAATCGCTCCCCATGTCCCGGAACCCACACCCGGAACGGCAGTAAGCGGAGCACCTCCTGACCAGAACCTTATGTCCCCGGCAGTCGAAGTAATACTATCTATTTTTACCAGAGTAAGCCCGCCGACACGTAACCCGCCATTTGCATTGATAACATATTTCCAAGTATTACCCTGCCCGGAAAGAGTCAAGCCGGTAATTAAAAATATTAACAAAAATAATAACCTTTTCATATCTGACTTGTATTATAAATATTCTCCCAATCTGTATTTTCGGCACCTGCAAAACCCAACGGCGTTAATTCATGATCAATACAGTAAATACATGATCTTATCTGATGACGGTAACCGGCAACCCCGGCGTCAATATCCGTTATTATCGTATCTTCATCAAGCTCAATCTGGACTAAATCCAGTTCCCACGTAGTGCCACCGTCCGCCGAAAAGTCAATAACATACAATCCGTCCCGCTCGCCTTTGCGGTACATACACAAACCATCAGTAAGGATTGTCCAGAAAGGATTATAAGTACCGGTTGTTACGGATATTGTAAATTTTTTCGGGTTGTTATATAGAATCCCATAGCTCATGTTGTGTATTCTTTAACAACTTGTAAAATGCCGCTCCCTATGGTTAATATCTCTGTCCCGTTAGTAATCTGGACATCATACTTATAAATACCGATCGTGCTGAACCCGGCACAGTAAATCGTAAACACATTACCCGCAATGATTATTTCAGGGGTACCCCCGGATGAAGTCATAGTTTTTACCAAAGAACCATCATAACGCTTCACATGTACGTCAATCTGCATACCTGTCATGTTGTAATCGACAGCGTTTTTCTGTACACTGAATGACATGTTAATAGTATCTCCCTTCGTGAAGTGAAGCGATTCGTGAAATGCTTCTATGTTATAAACTATTTCCATAGTTAAACACCATATCCAATGTAAATGCCTGTCGCTGTGGTGCCGGATGAAAATACTTTCCGACAAATCTCAGGATCAGTAAATATTGCAGACGCTGTAACTGTCTTAGTTATTGCCTCTGAATCTTCATTACCGACAGGGCAGTACTTAATATTTCCGGCTCCTGAGCGGATAAAAAACCCTGCATCGTCTTCATAATCCTGAGTTGATACGTCAATCAATACTACCCTTGTAATATTATTTAACTTTGTTGCGTGCCTTGTGGTATTCATATTTTAAGGTATTAATATTATTCACCCCAAACCTGAAACGGCCTGTTATCATTACAGCTCGCACCGCACCCACAAGCCCTTTCAGACCAGCAGGGATAAAGTGTATAATTCCGCCCCAGGTAAGTTATAATTTCGCATTTAATAGCATCACCCATTAACCTCGCTTCTGTTTCAAGTCGCTGCCTGTCTTTATCAGATATCGGAGTTGAATAATCTGATTCCTTTACTACTATCCCGGCTGCCGTGTAGTTAAATGGCGCCCGGTTTGTGAATCTTGCAAATGCATAGTAAGCAATACAGTTCCGTAAGCCCTGAAACATGTATGTATTTGAAAGATAAGTATAAGTGCCACCATCAAGTAATGTCTGATTAGCTGCGGAAAACGTCCCGGCAGTTGCTTCCGTAATAAGCTCATTCAGTAAGCAGTCGCCTAACCAGTTCTTAATATCGAATTGCTGGGCCTCGGATACAAATTGTGGCCACGACGTTGAATTTTTCACTGAATCGTGAATATATTTCAGTTCCTGCAAGTCGGATAATGTAACAAGCGAGATCATATCTTTTCATTTATTGGTTCTGCCGTTTCCTGCTCATCCTGATAAACATATTCCTGTGGCTTAATTTCAAAGTTCGTAAACTTAATTATGTAATAAGCTAATAAGTCACGGAAAGCCGTTTCAATCATACGGCGTTCGTTTCCGGTTACGGAATTCATAAAATTATATGCCTGCCGGACAAGTAAGCTTCCAAAACCAGCACCTACGTCAACGCCACGAAGTATCGGCGGGATAATAAACATCTTACCAATATTTTCCTGAACAGTCTTTTCAGTTAATTCGTAAGCTTTATCATAATTCTCCCCGGAAAATGGTACAAATTCAGGTTTTTCTTCCTCAGCGTCAACGTCGACAACCCAAATCTTAGATGCATTTTCGTCACCCTGCATATTAAGTATCATCTGCTTTGAGCTCTCCTGTTCCTGATTCAGCGGGTTTGCAGGATCATAAACACCATTAGGCAAAGTTGCTGGTTTAATTCCTTTCCGAATAAGTATCCCGGCAGGTAAGAAATTGAATTTTGCGTTCCGGTGCTTAACCGTTGAAACAGATTCCTCAGTCAGCATGTCGGTAATAACAGGATCGAACGGACTTGCGGGATATTCCAGGTCGCCATCAGCGGTGAAATAATACAACTGTCCGTAATACATTTCCGGGCCCCCGACAATTGCCATTTGTTCAATAGCTTTCAAAGGATCGAAGCGGTCAATAAACTTAACGTCGTCCATTTTAAACGTCTTCCCTGTTTGGCTGGTCCAGTCCGGATGCACAGCTATCCGACCTGTATAAGATTTATCTGAATTAATCTCTAATCGACAATGTTCAAAGGGTACATTATAATACTCCTCAGGAAGACCAAGACCGTTATACTTAACCAGACAAGCAAACCCGTTGAAGTTCTTGAGATCCTTTGCAAATTTCCTAAGTAGCGAGTTTGCCCGTTCGCCATTGGTATTTAATATAGTTTCACCTAAAACAAGATCGGTAAAACCGGCACCTTCGACAAACTTAACATAGATATCCATACAGGTACGACCCGTCCCGGATGCGTTGATTATTTGTAATACTTTTTGCGGGTAATCATTCCCGGTGCCGTAGCTCTTTATCCGCTTACTTGTAATGTAGACGTTCCGCTCGACACGTGAAGCCGTTTTTGTAGCGGATACTCGCATTATTTTTTAGGTTTTACAGAGCGTTTCCTTTTTGGAGCTTCCTTTACAACTTCCTGAGCCTTCTGCATCTCACCTAACACCTGTAATGGTGTGGCTTCAACAGGTACTTCTTTCTTAACTTCCTCTTTAACTACCTCCTTGACTTCCGGCGGGGGAGCAACCGGGGGCACTGTCTTTGGATATCTTACAAAATATACAAGTTTTTCCGGGTGGTTCCTTACATACCAGTCGCCCTTTTCATCGGTAATTGTGTTATTGGTTACTGCCATTTCCGGGTGACCAAACACCTGAACAACGGCTCCTTTACGAATTTCATATTTGCTTGTTGCCATGGGTTCAAAATTTAATATTTTTATCACTGCTTCAATTAGACAAGTTGAACAACCTCTGTTTAATTTTCTCCCCGTTACTAACTTATATGCTTCCCTGATTTTTGCATTCCTTGCCGGGGTTCGCTGCATGGGAATATTTATATAATCCCGTGCAAATTCTCTGACTTCCTGTACTACTGACATATAAAAGGGGTGCGGGCTTTAACACCCGCATCCGTTTATTAATCGCAGCAAGGAGCCAGCATGGAGTCAATCGCTGCCCGTGTGAGTGCCAATGTACCACCAACAAAATACGATAGTGGCATATATGACTCTTTTATCTTATCGGAGCACCCGGCAGTGAGTAACCACCCTCCGAGTAATTCATCCGAGTTTGCATCACGTTCAGCAGCATTAAGCTCAAGTCCCTGATCCCAGCCAAGAACTTCAAAAACTGTCCGGCCAAGGCCGAGAACAGCATCGGGCTTCATGTAGTTATTTTCGATAATCACAATGAAACGGCTATCCTTTGCGTTTTCGATCCATAATTTATCTTCAGGGGTATTGTCGAAGATCCTGAAAATAAAGTTATGATCCCAGACTTTCTGGTATGTTTTCTTAACCATTACAGCCGAGTGCTCATTTGAGAAGTTATATCCCGACACGCAATACGCATAACAAGGAGGCGAAGTTGTCTTCAGAACCAGCTGCGTAAGCAGTAACGGGTTGTCATTATCGAAAGTGCTTAGATCCTTATCAACACAGTCGTAGTTGATAAAATACGCTTTATCCTTAATCCCCGGAACCAGATTTTCGCAGTTCTTGAGGATACAGTCTACAATTTGATTACATCCTATCATTGTCGTATGTATTAGAGTTACATTCCGACCTGGAGCAGATTGTCATCAATTATTTTTGCGTCAAATGCATCTATGGCCTCAATCCGGTTATACCTCGAACGGGGATCATAGAATGAATTGACATTTTCAAATAATGAAGTACAAGCCATACCGATGTTCAGGTTGCTCTTAGTCGTGTATACTACCCTGTGAGGGTTGTTAAGCGTGGTGCCGTTGTTCTCGTATGCCCTGATCCACTGATCCCAGAGACAGTTGGCATATATCGGAATCCCATCCCATGTTGCAAATTCAATTCCGTTCGGCATCAGTTTGTAATCCTGAAATATGGTTCCGAGGGTTTGAAGTTGCCTGCGTATACGCTGCATGATTGACTGAGTAACCAACAGAATCCTGTCCGGAGCAGCTGTAAGTTCGCACGGAGCGGCGTCAATTACTGCATTCAGGTTGGCATAAGTCAGTACAGGAGTGGCAACTGAGAACTGAAGGGCTGTCGTGGCCTGGTTATTTCCAACAAAAGCGGTGAGCCTGTCAGGATTAGCGGCATAAATCTCGGCCAGTTGTACCCAAAAACCGTCAATAACATTGAAAAAATCAGGATCAACGCCCGGAGTCAGCACCCCAACAGGGAAATTAGCTGCATCCTTGTCGCCAAACCATGCGTGACGGAAGACCATCTTTGCGATATCTTTTGACAGGATATCAAGTATAAACGCAAATACCTCGGTGTTGGTCAGGTCAAATACATCTGTTCCGCAGTTAACGGCCAGCTTCATAAGTGTATCAGCGAGCTCGTCAATACACATATCAATTATGACTTCCAGGTAACGAGGCTCCCATGTCTTTTCAACAGCTACGTTTTCGTAACACTGAGCGACGGGATTACAGGACTGCGCAGCTTTACCGATCAGTCCGAACGTTCCGGGGATAATACCGATTCTTTTATCGTTTTTTATCCCTGTAACAAGAGTGTGATATTTGCTGAGTTCCGGGGCTTCCAGAACGGCAGTGACGACCAGTTCATTTAACGACCGGAGTTCGTCCGGGGTGAAATGAAGGGCGTCAAGATTAAGCGTTTTACCGCATACAGGAGATGTTTGAGACATTGTTTTTCAGATTTATTTGTTTAACTTTTCTTTGATTTCACGTACCCGGTCAAGGTTGACCCCTACGGTTTTTACAGGATCTGCACCCTTTGATCTTGCATCGGGCTTCCATGTGTTTTTAAGATTTGTCAGCTCGGTAACAAGTGCGACAGCTTTTTCAGTTTCATCCTTTAGGGCTTTCTCTGATGCCTCAGCACTTATCTTCTGAGACTCCATGTCAGCAACCTTTGCTTCGAGTTCAGCGATCTTTGCATTTGCTTTATCGAGTTCAGTCTCATCAGCTTCCTTTGTTTGTATGTCCGTTACAGATCCCCCGGAAACAGTTATAACGGTGCCTGATTCCATCGTGTATGTGCCGTCCGGTGACGCTTTGTCGCCGACAGCGGGAACACCGGAATCTTTTTCAAGATTCAGTTCCTTCCCCTCCTTATCAGTTATTACCTGACTGCGGGAGGTAAGCCTTGAGAAGCCTGCTATTTTCTGCACGGCAGAGTCAAGCGTACTTCCAAGACGTTCAAAAAATGCCTTTTCGTCCATAGTCTTTTTAAATTTATTATTATTAATATAAGCGTACGCCTTTACAGGCTCGATTATTCGTGTTGCAAACCCCAGCGACAGCATATCTTCTGCCGAAAGCTTAGTATCTTCTTTCATGTATTCAGCAAGCTTATCAGCAGGGGCGCCGGTACGTTCAGCATAGAAATTGAGGATCTTCGTTTCCTCCTGTTGCAAGGATTCGGCTATCTTTATAAGGTCACCGGATTCATAACTGTCTGCTAACGTAAAAGGAGGGATATAAGGATTGTGAATCAGGCCGTCTGCGTTCTTTAACATCTCACGCTCTGAACCTGCAAGAAATACAATAGTAGCTATGGAATAGATTTTGCCCTCACCGATTGTTTTAACCCGTTTTCCGGAGCTGGTTAGTAAGTCGTATATCGCCCACCCTTCCTGAACATCACCACCACGGGAATTGATCTTAACGGTTATCGAAGTCGCATCTTTGTTCTTGTCAAGAAACTCAGATACCATTCTGGCCGAGATATTACCCTGTCCGTCTTCGTTAAAGATATCAGGGACTGACTCCCCGATATCGCCGTATATTTTCAGTGTGGCTTCCATTAGTTGTCAAATGTTCCGGGGCCGGGGAATGAGCCGCACATTATAACGGGGGTAGTGATGCAAGATAATGTTGCCCAATCATTTGAGCCCACGTATACATCACCAAAGACATCATAAGTGAGTAGATATGAAATGTCTGTGTTTTTGGTTATCCAGTATAACGGGGATTCGACTATTTCCTGAGCGAAATTTGTATCTGCCGGTGCCATAACCTTAGATTTTAGTTAAACTAAAAGTCAAAGTTAGGCCTGATTATTTGAATTGTAAGGACAGTGTTTTGTCCAGAATCAGATATCTTTCAGAATCCCATGTCCGTGTACGACTATTTTTGACCCTTTTGCCTTTAAAGCAGCCTGAAGATTCTGAAAATGTACCTTAATCTTAGCACATAGTTTACTATCAAGATGCGGGTGGTTAATAAGATCGACCCCATAAAGGTGTATTTCCTGAGCGGCATAATACCGGAAAGCAATTTGAGCAGCCACAAAAGGGGAGCAGTAAGATTTTTCAAAGCCCTGAAACATATCAAGGCTACAAACACGATCAGGATAACCGGGCTTAATTTTTATCTGCTCAAAGTCCGGGCGAATATCCCATATAACCATCTGAGAAAAAAACTTATTCGGCTTTGACGACTGGATCACTTTTAACCTGTCAGGTTTAAACGCTGAAGGGTAATCCAGACAAACAATATCTTTCGTCTGAAAGATTTTCCAAATGTCATTTACCCCGATTGTCCAGTCATACCCTACCGGAGAGAATTCAGCGACCGAACCACCCGTGCCGAGAACTGCTACGTTTTTCATAATACCATGCCCCTTCTATTTCTGATTTACCTTTACTGCTTCTGTCGTGCCGTGTGCCTGCTGTGTCGTGTTTAATCCATTCACCGGGCACAGGATTCCAGCACCACCCCTTTCCGGCTGTATGACCAAGCCCCGGAAATACTTTTATTATCTTATCCGTTAACCCTTTCTTATGAATATCCAAGGCTGCCAAATAACACGGTGCACCATGATGAACATACGGATGAAACTTCCTGTACTCGGATATTTGTAACAGGTGAAAAAATGGATGCAGCATGTACATATAAGGCTGCCTGTTATGCTCCGGCTTTGCCCCATACTCGAAACCATCATAGGCCGTTTTCTCTGTATAGCCTATCCCGTAAGTATCAGGTTCCATCATATCCAGCATTTGTTGAACCGGACTTTTTACCATTACAATATCCGAATCAAAGATCAAAGCGAACCGTGTTTTACACATTCCGATAGCAAGGTGCATTCCTTTTCCGTGCCCAATGTTCCCTTGCGCCGTCACTACTGTCGTTAACGGTGAATGGAGACTAACGGCATATTGCCGGCACGGATCATTAACGTCTGAACCGTCAACAATAATTAAAGGAAGGTCAGGATGAAACTTCCGAACCGATTCAACGGCGTCTCTTAGTAAGGATATCGTGTTGTGCGAAACGGTGACCATTGTAATATCTTTCATACAGTTGTGCATCTTCTAAAGGTATTTGAGTTAATAAATATTTCATTTGTGGATCAGGTAACATATTAAGTAACCTCCCGTGTCCGGCACCAATTCCGGCACGACCGGGAATCCCTTTCATGCCTACCGCTAAATTTCCCTCATTAAAAAATCCCACTTCACCACGGCGAACATATTCCTGAGCGTGGAGCTTCTCGTAAAATTTAAAATCAATAAACTTCTCTTTCATAACCGATCTGAACAGCGGGATCATCTCAGGCCGGAAAGCTATCTGAAATAAACTACTGTGCGATGTATTGCGATTAACAAAATATGTCCTGTAAATAACATTGTAATAAATTGTGTTCATCTCGCCAAGAACCTTAAAACCATTAAACCGGCTCATCATTCTTTCAAGGTATTGCGGCTTATAATAGTCATCGTCTTCGATGATAAATATCGCTTCAACGTCTTTATAGTTCATCTCAATAAAATCCAGTCCGGCTATTATGTTACGGGCCTGAGTATTATTACCTGGCTGCCATGCCGGTTGTGGGAATATCTTATGAATACTCCAATTGTCCCGGAAATTATCAGGTATAAATATTGTCGTCCGGGGTATACCATCGTCTATTATTACCCATAGAACCTGACCTGTATAAGTCTGGCGTTTCATGTACTTATAACATAGTTCGATCTGATCTTTCCGGCAGCCGGTCGGAGTGATTAGTGCTATCATTTTGCTGTCATTATTAAATATTCCCATTCTCCAAGTTTTTCTAATGATTGCTCATAAGTATAATACGGTGCACCGGATTCCAAGTAAATATTATCATCAAACCCCTGCTCTTTAGCTTTGCGATATATATCCGTACCGGGGAGTATCCATGCTATATTTACACCTATCTCAGTTATATAACTTCCTCTAATCTTTTCACGGGTTATTTCTATATCCTTTTGAGTGTCTCTGGGAAGTCCGATAATAAACAATGACATTGCACCGATACCGGCCTCGTAAGCATTTTTAATACCTGTTAACATCTTATCGACCGTTGTTTGTTTATTACACCGTTCAAGTGATTCCTGAGAAAGTGTTTCAATTCCTAACCATAACTTACGACAACCTGCCCGGTAAAGTTCCTTACACAGATCTTTTGTGAGCACTTCAGCCCGTGAGGTGCATTGCCATAAATACTGACCATCTAACTGGCTGCATATCTCAAGTGTCCGATTCAGATTTAAAGTAAAATTATCATCTTCAAAAATCCAATATTTATACCCTTCGGATTTTCTTTCTTCTATTTCTGACAATACATTATCTGCCGAACGCATTCTATAACGGTGGTGCCAGAAATCCGAGGAAGCACAGAAATTACAGGCATAAGGACATCCCCGACTTGTTATTATTGATATACCTATCTCACCACCAAACGGAAGCCCTGTATAATCCGGAAAGGGAATTGAATCAATATCAATATTTTTACCATATACTTTTTGCGATGTATTGCCATTGATTATATCTATAATAGCCCGTTCGCCTTCACCAATAACAACCTGATCGTATCCTATTGCGAGCATCTGATCCGGGAGAGCTGACGGATGGTGACCTCCGCAAATCAAATGACCTTTAAATTTATCTCTTATTGATTTAGCGTATCTGACAGAAAATGAATGAAACGAAGCCCCGATAATATCATAATCATCATTCATCATAAGAGCTTCATTGTAATTACAAGCCGTGACATCTATTTTGAAACGTTTAACAACCGCTTGTAAATATCCGATTGCAGGCGGAGGTAAGTATTCACCTTTCCATGGGTTAATAAGTAGAATTCTCATTCAGCATATTTATTAGCAAGCCGCATCCATATCATGTCCGGATGAACTTTTTTGAATTCGTTAATATATGGATCGACCGATTGTTTAAGTAAATCAAAACCCTTGTCATCCTTAACCATTAATCCTGTCCAGTTCTTATCTGTTTTTAGGAAGTAAACATTGAACCCTTCGGAATTTATCATTTCATAATGATTTATCCTTGCCCCTGGTTCCGGTTCGCAGTCATGAAAGATAATAAGATCAAATTTATCCCTTAGTGCATTTATCGCAATCATTCGACAGGATTCATAATTATCGACAAATAACAATTTAGGCTGCTCCTGGGGGAGTTCAATACTGCTATAATAATCCTGCAATAACGGGCTTCTGACAAGATCGTGGTGGGGAATTGATATATCTTTATACTTGCTTTTAATATGATCAATCCATTGCCTGTTATTCTCGATACCAAGATAAAGGAATCCCTCAAATAAAGGTGTAGAATTTTCACCTACCCCAAGTTCCAAAATAAATTTAGGCTTATA